CTGTAAAGCTCCATTTTATGATTAAGAATATTAAGTTCTGTTTTAAGTTTTGCAACCCATAAAATAGGTAGGCAAAATATAAGACCTAATATAATTGTAAGTATAAACTCCATCTATATCCCCCTAGTTAATTTAAGTTTTAAATAATACCATGCTCTTTTTAACTGATAACCTAAATAGGTTTCTTCATCTCTTAGTAAGTGATATGTATCTGTAGCAATAAACCATTCTAATGATTTATCTTTTAACTGATAATGTATTTCTTTTTTATCTTGATTCATTTGATCTCCTCTAGTTAATTTGAAATTATATATACTAAATATAATAGTCAAGCTATATTTCACCCCTTATAATTTGTGAAATAGTTTCTAATTTATAAAGTAATGTTTTGGCGTTGCCATCTATACCAAAATATAATTTTACATCCATCAATTTAAAATTTTTATTTGGCTTAATACCTTTTACCCAAAGTTTTAAAGCACCTTTTGTATTGACTAAATTATAAATACCTAGTGATACTCCATTATAATTTGGCTCTAAGTCAATATCTTTTAAGAATTGACAGTTTTTATCTATTTGTATTTTACTCATTTTTATCTCCAAATAATTTTAAAGCTACATATCTAAATAATAAAAATCCCAATGTCATGAATGACAATTCTAAAATAGTAATTAACATTATAAACCCCTTTTTAAAAAAATGATTTTCTATTTTTAAATTCCTCAGCAAAAGTTAAGGTCTTAACTTTTTTTCCAAGCTTTTCAATTTTGTAAATTTTTTCTACTCTTCTTTTTGATCCTTTAGACCAATCCTCAACAATACCATTTTTTAAGGCTAAAACGTGCCTAGAAACTCCCAAAATGTAAGTACCCTTACCCAAGTATGATGCACAATTATTTACAGTAATAGAGGCATTTTTAAGCATTTTTTCATTGGTTTTTGGATTCCAAAAATAATTTTCACTTTTTAATTTATGGGAATTATAAAACCTTTTCTTTTCAAAGGTTGTTATTTTATATCCATAATCCCTTGCAATTTCTTTTATTATGCTTCTCATCCAGTACCCTTTATTTCTTTTTCTTCCATGCTTAAAAAAATAAGTTTGCATTTCTTCAAAAGGAACATTAAAAGCAATAGACGACGCTACAACAGTACAGCAATTTTTATCTAGTTTATAAGCTGTTGAATTTTCAATCGTTTTATAGTCCATTTTTTCTCCTCAATTTGGTTTCTATATACCCCCAAAAAATTGGGGGTTTCATTAGGGAACCACCCCAAATCGTCAGTATAGATTTAAGCTACTTTTGAAAGCTTAATTCCTTGAGACTCAACAAACTCGATTAAATCCTCAACAACTTTTTCGTGTTTATCCATTAGTTTTATAAGTTCATCCTCAAAGGTTTTTTCCTCGGTTTGTTTCTTGGCTTCAATTACTACCCTAAATTTTCCAAGATCATCCTCGGTATGATGTGACAAGTACTTTTCGTTTTTAAACTCTCCAATCATAGTTTTTTTAACTTTCTTTATAGTTAGGGACTTAACTTTTTTCTCCTCTCCTAGAAGTAATTCCTGTACAGTTTTTTCTTTTATAAGGGTTTGAAGTCTAGTTTTTATCCATTTTTTAGCCTTGTCTATTCTTTCAGCTTCTCCACTCTCAAAAAGTTTATTGAGTTCCTTAGTTAATCTAGTTTCATTAGTCTTTTTATCCCTAGTAAATAAATCTTGTTGAATAATTTGAGTCATTGAAAACTCTTCATTTACTTGGGTAATTCCTGCCTCAATTACGGCTTTTATGTCCTCGTATTTTGGAGGCTTTGCACTTGTTAAGGTAGCTACACCATTTTTGTTTTTTGGCATTTTCTCTTATCTCCTATTAGTTATTGTTAATTAATGTTCTTAAAAAATTATCTAGTATGGATTTGGTCATTTCTTCTTTTAAATCCCAACTCTTTATATTTCTCTGATAGTCTCTTGCTGATTCATCCCATCTTTTTACTGTTTTGTAATCTATACTCTTTCCTGTTGGTGAATATCCTGTTGAAATGATTATCCTTTGACCATCTACACTTAATTGATAATAGTCACAAGACCATCCATAAACGCCACTTGAATAAGCAAAGGGACTCTCATATCTTAAAAGGTGTTGTAGTTCACAATATCCAACAGAGTACAAGTTATCTCTTGTATTATCTCTTATTTGTTTTTTAGTAGTTTTTAACTTCATTTTATTTCGATTCTCCTCGAGGCTCTCGCCATTGTTAATTGAATTAATATTTAACATGGTTCAAATCTTACACCCTTTGAATTAATATGCAAGTAAAAAAGGTTAAGAACCTTAACTTTTATTTACACCTTATATATGTAAGAAGAAAAAACTTTGTTTTTTAGCTGAATTAATGCCAGTTAATTCTATTATTTACCTATTAATTTACAATGCCTTTATTTGGCTCTAAATGGTATCTATTTGGCTATATTCTAGCCATTCATACATTTACATTAAAAAATCTTTTTATGGCTTTTTAGGCTATGTTTACGGCTTTTACTCTCAGAAAAACGCTCAAAAAGTGCGACCTGAATCCTCATACAACTAATTAGGGACATATGCAAGTAAAACATATATAGAGTACTAATATTTAATTGGAGCAATTTACTAAATGTCAATAGTTATTTTTTTTGGGTCTTTGGACTTTAATTTGTAACGCCCCCCAACCCCTATTTGTCAAGTAAAAAAGGTAAAAAACTTTAAAAAAAAATTGGACTGTTTTGGCTTAAGTCAAGTTAAAAAAACATTAAATTTTATTTGAGTAGTGATGGCGTAATGGTCTTTTTACTACTCAATCGGGTAGGGTGGATGAGCGTTATGAGCGGTTGAATAATACGCATTCCCCATAAAATAAATAAAAACAAAGTCCTACAGTCCGTTCCGTAAAAAAGTCCAAAAGAAAGTCCATAAAACCTTGTATAAAAGTCAAAAGTTCCGTATAATATACCATAATGAGCGTTAATATACCATCAAAGATCAAGCCAGCTATGGTTATTGCCATAGACCTTCTTGTTAATGACCCAGAAGCTAAAATAACAGATGTTGCAGAGAAAGCAGGGGTTACTAGAGCTACTGTACATAACTGGTTAAAAGACCCTGAGTTTGTAGAGGTGTTCTATCAGAAGTATATGGTTGTATTTGGCTCTAGGTTGCCAACTGTGCTTAACAGTATGGTTCGTGAGGCTGAGGCTGGAAATGTGCAGGCTGGTAGGTTGGTTCTAGAACACTCAGGTAAGCTTATTAAGCGAGTTGAGGTCAACAACCATCAAAGTCCTTTTGAAAAGTTCCTTAGCTCCCAAGCATCAGATATGGAAGAGGTTGAGGTTTTAGAAGCTGATTATGAAGATATAGAGGCTTTGCCTCAGCGACCTGTGATTCCAGAGAAGCCACCCACCAAGAAACAGTTATCTACTCAACAAAAAAAAGCAGATAGGAAGAATGAAAAGCGTAGAGAGGCTAGACGTTGGAGACAGAGGGCAAAAGCCGTAGGTATTGGTAAGCCAAAAATGGGTAGACAAACCCCAGCACAAAGAAAGGCTTGGCAGGAACAAATAATAAAAAGAGAAAAAGCACTCAATATTGCTTCTTAAAGGTCTTAACATCATAAGACTTACACTCAGGACATTCCTGATCCTTGTCAACTTCAACAGCTAATACTTCCCATACCCATTGACAGTTCATACATATACAGTTTATGAGCTTAAACTTCTTCAATTTATGCTTTTCCCCATTGTTCTAGCTCTGCTGAATGTTTTACTAGCTCTTCCCATAGTTCCTGACTAAAAGCTATATCAAGGTTTACCAATGGTGTATCAGATGCATTTTTAGCTAAGAACCCCAACAAATCATTATTCATTAAGGATAGCTCCTGCAATCTTTCTAGTTTTTTATTGAGAGCCTCTATTGATGACTCCTGAGCAGATAAACATTCAAGCAATAAGCGTAATAAATGATCTTCTATTCTATTCATACTCTAATATAACTTGAGTACGATCTTTAATACAATGTTTATTATTTTTTTAGTGCTTTCTTTACGTCTTGAATAAACTTTTTGTCTATTTTTTGCTTATTTTCTTCAGTAGTACCTATAAAGTTTCTTACATTAGTCCCTGAAACTGTTGGAAAATCACCCTGATTATGACCATAGCCATACTTTTTTATAGTAAGAGTGTTTTTGCCACTTTTTAAGCTGTTGTACATTTCTCCAGTATTAAAAAGAGCTTGTTCACCTGCACGATAAGAAGTTTTACCTAGCTTTAGTCTTTTTCCATCTGCTCCAATGCCTCTATCTATATTGCTTCGTGTACCTTTTACTGTATCTTTTGCATACCCACTTAGATAGGCATTGATTATTTTAGGCATCTGCTTTGCAAGTTTATTAAAACTAAAAGTAGTTAATACTTTAATTTTCATTCGCTTGCTGAGGATTTTCTACATCATTTACAGATTTGTTTTCATTAATAATAGATTGTGCTTGTTCAACTGTCAAGTCTTTATTATCACGAACCATTATTTTTGCCCTAGTAGTTAGGTTGTTTTGGATGTCAAACTGATCTTTTAGTATCTGATCCTGTACTGTTTTAGGGTAATCAATTTCTTCAAAGTCCACTCCGAACTGTTCTGGCAAGTTTATACCATTGTATCCTGCTATTACACGCTCAACATTGTAAAAATCTTGCTCATACATTCTCCAAAGAGCAATATCATCGTAGTAATCTTCTTTTCTCTCCATATCCTTAATCATTAGTGATATTCCACTAGGAACTTCACCACCAGATTCAGCAAACTGTATCCATAAGTGATTATTAATAGCTACAAGCTCCATTTGAAACTTTATATTCTCTATGGCTTCCATGATATTGCCTGATGGACTTGTTATATTGTAGGCACCATCTTCACCCATGTCTAAGATTGTATTGGAGCCTGCCCTTAGCATACTTTGATCTGCTCTAAGTCCTGTAACCCACGGCTGACCAAACATATTAAACCTCATACCTAAGTTCATCTCAGTAAGAGCAATATTTACTTGTTCGTTACAGTTTATAATGTCAGAAGCACCCTCAACGAAGAAAGAATCTATCTGATCTTCTCTATGAGTAAAAACAAAAGGAATAATGCCATAGGGATTAGGTATCTCACTTAGCATCTTACCTTCTTCATCCATTAGTCCGTATTTTTCGCTATCCCAATACTCCCATTGCATATTATCTGTGTTGGATAAGTCTGCTGTGTTATTTAGCAATGGATACACTATAGAATTAGGCACAAATGGGTCATCATCAAAGTAAACCTCAAAGTAATAAATAGGTCTATAGTCAAAGTAACCATCTTTCCAATGAACTCTATTAGCAATAGTACCCAGAAGCCTAGTCATTCTCTCTGAGTGCTTCATGCGAACATTTTTAGTTGGTATCAACTGCTCATAGCGTTCTGTAGCATCACCTACATTTCTTTTTGCTCCTAAACTGTAGATACGGCTTATCTTATTGATAAATTTTCTAGTAAAGTTTGTTACACTTGGTGGTATCTCTCTAAAAGCATCTCCACTAAAGTAATTGGTTATATATTGCTCCACAGAAACTCCAGAGTAATAATCTAAATGCTTTCTTATCTCATTTCTTCTAGCATGAGAGATCATTAGCTTAGTTTCTAGTAATTTATCCTTTAATACTCTTTGAATCATCTTTGAATCCTCTTCATTTCGTTATTCCTCATAGGAAACCTATTAATAATAAAATATCTGAAAGCATCGTTTCCGTGATCATGGGTACCATCTTTTAATGGTTCTTCTTTTATTGGTTTCCCATCTTCGCTTTCAGGATACCTGTACTCCTCAAAATCTTCTATTAAATCTTTGCACTTTCTATCTACATGGACTCTCCTTATTCCATCTGCACTTTCAAAAAATCCTCTTGTGTATGCTATACTAGCAACAAGATTCCTACTCATCCTATCTCTTGCTGATATAATTCTAATACCACTACGTCTAAATATCTCCATATCTCCAGCACCACTCTGACCCTGAACATTACTACCTGCAGGATCACCATAGTAAGACATAATAGGATAGCCTTTGGTTTTGATCATTTTTATCAAATCTTCTGTTTTTATATTTTGCTTATGTAGAATAGAATCAAAAACTCTAATATGCTCTAGTTCTCCATCCCAATATGTTTGCATAAATAAAACTGCTGGCATACGATAGCCGAAGTCAATAGAGCAGTATGTAGGTAGGTTAGGATCGTATGGAAAATCTCCAGTATCTAAGTCTCTGTTGAAATCCCAAACCTTTCCCTCAAATACAGAAAACTCTGCTCCGAACTCTTGTCCAAAAAGTTCTTTAGACATATTTCTTTTTCTTTCAATTATAGCAGGATCATTTAACCCTAATGGAAACTCGTGTTCATTTACCCATGATGGAGATGTATGACTTTCCCACATTGGATCATCTGCTCCTAGTTTAAACAAATCATATATCCAGTTTCTACCTTCTGGTGTTGTTATAAATATAACTTTACCTTTTCTACCTGCAACTGTTGGAGATAAATACATATCCCAAATTTTCTTATTCATCTTGGCAACCTCATCAATTACCAAAAGGTCTAAACCTTCACCAACAAGACTTGATGGATTGTCTGCTGACATTCCTTCTACGATTGTACCCCATTTAAAACGAATGTACATATCTTTTTCTGATGCTTTGTCTATGTCATCTGCATGACCAATAACCATACGTTGCCAAATCTCACGAAATATCAACCTAGCTTTTTTGTATGACATCCCTACTACCCAAATTCTTTTGTTTGGTTGAGATGCTACATAAGTAGCTTCCATTGCACTTGCCCAAGTCTTACCAAATCTCCTACCACATACCACCACTTGAAATCTGGCATCTTGCTTTTTAGGGTAATGCAAAGGCATTTGACCACTATGAGGTTTATATCCTAAGTAGTCAAACCACTTTTTCTTAAATTCGTAATTTTTTTCTTGCATTAGAATACTTAACTAACTTACATTATAGCATATCTTTAATGCAAGGATAATTCTTGCATAATTCATAACTCACTAAAGAGGTAAAAATGTCTGAAGAAACGACCATCGAGCCAGATGTAAAACAGGAAAACGTCACACAAGGCGAGAACAATGTACCTATTTCAAGATTAAATGAAGTTATTTCAGAAAGAAATGAACTTCGTGAGATGCTTGAATCATTTAAAAGTAAAGAGGAAGAAAGCAAAAGAGCAAAACTTCAAGAAGAAGAAAAGTGGCAAGAACTCAATGCAGAGCTTGTCAAACAACTTGATTCTTATAAACCTTACAAGGATAGATGGGATTCAATGGATAAAAGACTTCGTGAAGGTGCTTTAGCTCAACTTCCTGAATCAAAACGAGAAAAATTTGCCAATGTTGATACTGAGGTTCTTTTAAATATTGTTGAAGAGTTTACAGAAGTAGAAAAAGTAAACCCACCAGACACTAAAGGAACAGTTCCTACTGAAAAAATAGGAGACTGGACTAAAATGTCTAGTGAAGAACGTAGAGAGAACTGGGGTACAATATTGGAGTCATATATTAAAAGGTAAAAAAAATGGCTAAAATGTATCAAGGTAACGCTGTTACCAATAGTACTGATCAACATTTCATTCCTGAAATTTGGGCAGATGGAATTTACAAGTATTTTGAAAGAAAATCTGTATTCCGTGGATTAGTAGATGATTATTCTGCTCTTTTTGCTGGAAAAGGCTATGG